TTAGAAAGTCTCCTCAATGGGGGAGACTTTGCGATAATATACTTTTAAGCTAATTTTTAATTTTAAGCCAATTTTTAATTTCAATATCAATAAAAACTTAATGATGGGTTTAATCATAAAATATTAATTATATTTTCATTATTCTTTTTTTCTTTAGGCATTTAAGTATTTGAACAATTAAGCGGGCACTCTTCATTTTTCTGCCTTCTTCTTGATAGTACTGTTCAAAAAGGTCATAGAAGGAGATATGGATTTTTTCAGACTCAGGATTAGCCTGTTCAGATTGTAATTCTAATAATTTTTTAGCGGCGCATTGTTCACACTCACTCGCTGTATCTCGAGTAGGCGTATAACGTTTGCCTAGATAACGAACAGTGATGCGCCACGCCGTCCCCGCGTTTAACTGGCTTTTGCATAATAACACTCCAAATTTCATGGTGTTGCAACGGAAATATAAAGCGTTTTTAAATGCGAATTTTGACTATTTTGAGTAGTCAAAGCTAACCAATAGAGAATAAAAAAACCACCTAATTCTTTCGAATTAAGTGGTTTTTGAATTTTGGAGCGGGAAACGAGACTCGAACTCGCGACCCCAACCTTGGCAAGGTTATAATATTTTAAATAAATCAATTGCTTAAAATTGAGTGGTGGCGCAGTGGTGGCAGGACAATTTATTGTAATAAAATATTTAAATTACCTACATTTTGTTTAAAATAATTCTTATTCATTGGTACCTAAATTTAACATGAAAAAATTTAAAATTATATGCACCCTAATTTTTAGCTTTTTATTTTTTTTTAAGTTGCTCAATTTTTCTTTAAGCATCAATTTAATATTGATGGTGATTATCTTTCTGCTTTTTCAACAATTGTTGCTGCTACTGCTGCATTTTATTTTTATACCGATTGGAAGGATGAGCATAAATTCAATCTATTGAAACAGCATCAGGACTATTTAAAGATCAAAGGGGCAAAATTGCTTGATCATTTTAGAAAATCTCAGGTGTTGTTTGCCACGATTGAAGGTTCTACTGTGCAAGAAGGTGAAAAGAAGTGGATTGATGCTTGTGTTGAAATTAGATTGTTCTCATCAGAATTAACAAATATTCAAAAATCCCTCCTAGAATATAAAAGTTGTCTTTCCACTTTTTGACTCCAAATGAAATTTTGGAAAAACATAGGGATAGGTTGGAGAAATACAGTACTAGAATTTCGCAAATTAATGATGAGTTTGTATCTAAACTTCCATTTTATACTATAAGTACAAGTCCGCAGTGTTCAGATATTTTGGAAAGTTGGAGGGATTCCATAATAAAGTTTGATTTTTTTTGTTCTGTAGAAATGTCTGATTTTTATTTTAAATACTTAAAAACAAAATAAATAAAGGGGCATAAAGCCCCTTGTTAGTTTTTGCGTCTTGCTTGCCTTTGGGCTTTAGCCTTATTTAGATTATCTAAAATTGGCATGACAGTAGCGGGACTATAAAGGTGCTTCCCATCACCGCCAAGATTAAACGCTCTTAATTCATCAATAATGGTTTTTCTTGATAAATTGTACCGTTCCATTAACCATGAAGCCGGCACACGGTTTGGTATTTCCTCCGCTTTAATTTCTAAAACCTTACCGATGTTTGGTACATCGTCATGTATAAAAATTTGAGGCGGTTTTTCAGATTCAACTACAACAATATATTTACCCATCTTTATACACCTTATTTTCTAGCAATGTTCTCAGGAGTAATCACAGAGGGTCAGCAATGCGATTACACCTGTAGAACATTGCTAAGAATGTTCAATAGAAATATTTAAAAAGGTATGTCTTCCAAATGCTCTGTTTTAATAACTGGGTCAGGGAATATGAAGGGTGCAACTTGATACCAAAACATGAAATTCTTCACCAGGATTAAGTTTCGCCAATCGATGTGCTTCACGTTCAGCACTCGCATAACTTTCATGTTTATAAGTAGGATTGCCGCGGCCCTCGCTCCAAACTAAATAAAATGGTTTCATGACTGTTCAGCTCCTTCTATTAGTTTCTCTTTGGCAAACAAAGCTTCTGCACCATCTTCAGTAAAACCGATATCTATTAAGAAAAAAACCATGTGGTGCAATCGGATCCCATTTAGATAAATCCGATGAGTCCATAATTTCCAAAAATTGATCATCAGAAACACTTCCTTCTAAATAAAGTCGAGTAGTGACAATATTGAAGTGTTCCTTTAGTTGATCCCAATCGCGTTGACTCAACCATTCTTGATCAGCATGATTGTCATCTAGATATTTAAGATATTCAGGATGTACCCAACAGCCCATTACATCTCTGATGATCTCAGTAGGTTTTAATTGATTAATCATTTCAATATTTGAATTTGTCATGCTGTCACCTTCGTTTTTAAAATGTTGTGAGCTTTCAAACGTTGGCGTAGGGTGCCACGGTTCAGGCCAAGCAATTCGGCTGCCTTAGTTTGGTTGCCCCGTGTTTTGATCAATGTTTCTTCAAGTAAAGGCTTTTCTAGGAGTGCCATTACTTCTGCATGTGCATTGGTTGTGTTGGACTCAAGTGCAGCTCTAATTTGATCGAGTGAAACAACGGTTGTTGTAGTCATGCTGCTACTCCTGCATTAATGATTTTGAAAAGAGGGTTGAGGGCGGTAATATCCAGTTGTTTTTTTGGCGCGGGTTGCGGCCACATATAACAGGCGTGCTTCATCTGGTGTTAATGGCTTTTCACCTTCAGAAACTGCCTCTTTATAGAAATAGTCACCGCCCAATTTGACCTTGTTAAATTCAAGGCCCTTGGATTTATGAGCCGTTGTCACAACACAGTCGTAGTCGTTAGAACTGCTTTTCAATAAAGCTTCAATAAGTGCTTTTTCGCCTACTTTTTCAATCAAACTCACAAGTGGTTTAAGGTCGCTGTTTGAAACTTCGTGACTGTATTCAAGCACTTCTTCCCAAGTGCTGAAGCCTTCAAATGCACTTCCATCGGCTACGCGTACACCTGCTTTAACCTTTTTGGCATCTTCAATATTTTTAATTAAAGTAGCTGTATCAACTTCAAGACGTGGTTCACGCCCTAACTGGATAAGCTCAACCATGTGTGAAAGGGCAGCGGCATTAGTCCGGAAAATAATTGCATCGGCAACGCTGTCATGAACTTCACAAACTTGTGATTCAATTTGTTCAAAACCGCGTAAAGGAATTTCTTCATCTAGCACATTGAATAGAATTTTGTTTGCTAGGTCTGCAATTTCATTGCCGAAACGGAATGACTGGCTTAGTCGGGTTTCAGGTATTTCAAGTGATTGCATTGCATTTACAGCACCACGAAATGCATAGATTTGTTGGTGTCTATCCCCAACATAAATGACCTGAGCAGCTTGATTATTTAAAACGTTCAGCATGATTGGGTCAGCATCTTGTGCTTCATCAAACAGAATAAAATCTGTGTTGATGACTGGTTTACTGAGTGCCCAATACTTTAAATAATGATCATGCTCTAAACGGTTTACACCGAACGGGTCGAGAATATCTTGCCAATAGTCATTTGCCTTTGGTAAAAGAATTTTGGCTAGTTCCGCACGATGTGTTTCTTCCATCCAATCGGGTAAAGCAGCGTAAACCTGTGATAACTGGATTTCTGAATAATTAGATCGGCAGAAATAGCCAACTGCATTAATTAAAGATGTAGCCATGCGCTTATTGTTAAATAAGCGTTTTTGGTCATCTTCACCACGTTGCTTTGTTAAGGCTACAGGCACTTGATATGACTCAATGTCATGACGTGATGCAATTTGATTCGACATTAAGCGACGATTGCTAAGTTTTTTAGTAAACCAACGCGGTACCGAATTAAATGCGAGACTATGGAAAGTTTTGCAACGAACGTTGCTGTTAAATTCTACCTTGTGCTTCAGTAGCAATTGCTTTGTTAAACGCCAAGTACATGCCAGATTGATAGCTTTTAGCATTACCTATCAATTTAAGCGTTGATGTTTTTCCTGCGCCCGCATAAGCAGTTACCTTGCAAGACTCACCATCAATTGCCATATCAATGGCCTGTTTTTGTTCAAAAGTAGGTTTCATGGGTGAGATTTCCTAAGCACCCTTAAAATTAAGGGCGCTCGTATAAAATTTATTTAAAAAGTGATAGTGATTTATGCGGTTAATTCAGCCGTTTTTCTTTCAAACAATGCACTGACAGAATCAATCTGTGCATCAGTTAAGAATGATGTGTTTGGCTCAAATTGCTTTTCCATAATTGAATTAATTGCTTCAATTGAGTTTGCAACTTCCAAATCATCTAAAAGCTGAAGATAGAATTTCTGATTTGCGTAAGCGTTTTTAATATCCGTCTGTGCCGGTTCACCAAGATCAGAAGGAATGGTTGAGCCAAGTGATTTTAAATCAGCTAGGTTTTCAACCTTGCCAATATCTTCGATGCATTTTTCAACATCAAAAGAGACTTTTAATTCAACTACTTTATCTTGCTGTTCTTCACGTTCGGCTAACTGAGCTTTTAAACCCGCAGTACCTTGATGTTTTGGAAGCTTCGATGGCTCAGGTGTTACATCAATTTCTTTGTCACGCTCTTCCTCAGCTACGCCAAAGCCTTTTAGAATATCTGTGAACTCATCACGCAATGCCCATCCACGTGCACGCATTTGCATCATGCGTTTTGGATATTGTGTCCAAGGACCTTGCTTGCTTAATAAACCTGCTCGTTTAGCGTCTTCTTTAGTGAAAGTTTTAGTTACAGCTTTTTGGCCTTTACGTTTAACGGTACAAGTCGCCATATCTTCTGTTTGAGTTTCTTCAAACTGTTCAAGCAAACCTGAGCTACGAACAAGAGCAAGTACAGCATCACCCCAAAGAGAAGGGCGGCCATTAATTACCGCGATGTTTTTGCATTGCTTGAAGGGGTTGCAAGCCAATTTCAGCACCCCACTGCATTGCAACTAAAATGTTGCCTGGTTTTTTCTGGTAGTCCTTTGGAACAATTTCAGAGTTTGCCAATAAATCCGCAACCTGCATTGCTTCAGCTAATGTGGTTGGAGTTAAAAAGCCAGTGTTTTGAACTAATGCATTCATGATAAGTTTCCTTAAATTAGAGATTCTTTAAATTTGGTTGCGATGCGAAAAACTCGAGTACTGCTAGTACTGCAATATTTTTCAAAAAGTTCAGGTTCTTTTTCCTTCAACACTTTGGTATCAATGCGTGTTGAAGATTGAGCTTTATAGGTGCAGATAGCTTTACCTTGACTAATCATCATTTCAGCATCTTGCATAGAAGTTGCGATTTCTAACTTGATAGCTTCTTCGCGAGCTTCCGCATCTTTTTTAGCCTGTTGAACTTTGATTAGTTCTTCAGCTAGTTTTAAATGATCGCGTGTTGCTTCTACCTGTTTACCCACCACGTGTTTAGACCAACGATGTAGAACATCATCAAAGCAAGTCGGGTCGGGCGGTACATCTGCAAGCACATGGTTAAACCAAAATGCTTTTACTTGGTTGAAAATAGATTTAATTAAATCTTCATCGCGTTCGATGCGGTACATACGGAACTTATTGCCGCCAATCAACACAGCTAAATGAATAACTTGACAGCCTGTAATCATCAGGTACCAAAGACATTGAGTTAGGTAATAGTCTGGTATCTGGTCAGTGTCTTGTTCACCGAACAATTTGCTCATGTATTCACTTGCTGTTTTACACTCAAGCAATTGATCAGTAGTCAAAGCACCATCTTTAAAGCGTACGTTCCCTGAAATTTCAGGATTGATCACAGCACGGTCAATATTTCCAAGCGCCCAAGGGTGATCTTTTAAAAATAACTGCTGTTTTACGCGCTGAACTTTCATACCTGATCGGCGTGAAAACTCTTTAGCAACTACATCTTCAAGCAAATTACCAAAGTGAGCAGATTCATTTTGATCTGACTTTTCACTACGACCTGTTTTATCAAGCCATAATTGATATGGTGATTTATAAGGGCTAAAACCTAGAATGGCTGCTACATCTGAACCGCCAATACCTTTTTTACGGTTTGCTAGGAATTTTTCACGATCAACATGTGTATTCATAAAAGCTCCTAAAATGGCATGCCAGTTTCAAGCTGAAAAATAAGATGTTCGACAGCCATGTACATATTTGGATGTAGGCCACAATGCTTGCGTTGAATAGCCTCAATAAGCTTTTGCTTCATTGCATCGACACTTTCAACAGTGCCTCTCTCACATTCAGCAATCATTGCATCAGCTTGTTTATAAGAATCAGTGGCAATAAATTGGCTAATCGTTTGGCCTTTAGTTTTAGCCCAGCTACGTAAACGATCTACTTGCTCTTGGTCTTTCATAGAACTGACCATTCCTTGCATTGCAGCTGTAGCGAAATAGTCTCTTAGGTCTATAGGTTGAGAATGAATTTTCATATCAGCCACCCAACTTTGCTAATTTAGTTTCAATTGAGTCTTCAAGCGCTTCATTGATCTTTACAAGCTCAAAGCGGTCGATATAGGCATTTACAACACCATCTTCATCAACAACATTGATTGGTTCTAAACGTTCGATTTGAATGCCTGTAGCACGGTTAAAGCCATTGCTGTTGTCGTATCCTGAAAAGTCAAAACCAACTTCAATACGAAAGCGCATATCACTGGTAAGAATTGATGCATGACAATCAACATGGCAGTCGTTGTAAGGTCCTAAATCCAAATCATCTACTGTGTAAATAGGTGAAAAAATACTTATTTGCTGTGGGCCTAAATTCTTATAAGCCATGTGAGCAGATGCTAGCGCAAAACTCATCGTCACCACCAAAACAACAATCCCGCAAATAAAACAAGTTCCAAAACCTAAAGCAGGGCTGTTTTTATATGCGTCTTTAATTGCCGCAATTAATTGATTACGTTTATTTCGCAAAGCATTTTTAATACGCTTTACTTTTTGTTTTCGTATTAATCCTTTAATCAGATTACGATGATTATTTGAGATTTGACTAACCATAATGTTCTGTTCCATAATGACCCCGTTATCTTTAGCTGTTGAACAACAGTGAAGAAGTAATGCTTGTTTAGATCGCCCCGTCCTTCGCCAAAATTTCGGGGCTTTCTTATGTCTAAAAGTTAGAAAAAATTAAACTGAACCTTCCAGAATCTGCACATAAGAAGGAATGCCGTTTAGTTGTTCTTGAACTTCATCATTCCCAACAGTTTTGCCGTGACGAACATACTCAACGGTGTCTTCCATTGATTTTTCGATAGCTTTTTCAAGTTGGTCTAAGTCGTACCAGAAGGTAATCACACCTTCTTTAATGCGATAGCGGAAACGCGCAGGTAAGGCATAGTGATTGCCGCCACGATGCACTTGGATACCAAAAACGATTTGTTCAGGGATAGTGAGATTGCCCGCAGTGCCGGCACGTGCTTCAATTGTTTCGTTGTAAGTCAATTGAACTTGGCCGTTATCGGTACGGATGCCAGATTTAAAATCAACGTTAGTTTTTGCATTCAATGTTTGTACGATTTCATACAAAACTGCTGCGTCTGGTTGATTGATGTAAGGCATTACATCTTCTAAGAACAAAGCAAAGTTTGTTTGACTGAACTTTTCACCCGATTTTTCTTCAATTTTTCTAAATTCAGGTGTTTTTTCAGCAACAAAATGTGCTGCATGTTTGCCGTGTCGTGGCGCAAGTACTGAACCAGTATTCGTTTCTTTCTCGACTTCGTGATAATCGATAACTGCCTTGAATTTACCTTTTAATACATCAACAAAGACTAAAGAGTTTTTATCTGCATAGCGCGTAACATAGGCAATAAAGTCTTTTGCTGTATGTAAAGTAACGCTTTGTGCCAAAGTTAGAGGGCGTTGCAGTAATGCATCAAATTCATGCACTTCACTACCATGTGGAACTACAACAAAAGGCAATACACCAGTTGATTGAGTGACATTTTGCAGGCTTGTTTGACCAAGTTTGAAGTTAGTTTCAGCAATATTGTTAAGTTCGCTCATTGATTTTTTACCTGTAATGGCTTGTTTAGAAAAAGTTATTAAAAACAGTTATTAAGTAAGCTAACGAATTAACTTAAAGGCTTAATTGTTGGTTTATTTTCAGTTGGAATTTGCTTGAGCTCAGTTGGTGTGCCCGCATCAATGTGCTCAAGATTCAATTTCTGTTGGCGCGGGTCTTCACGCACAAGCTGTTGATCGCCATCTGTAAATAGAACAGTTGGTTCTTTATCAAACTTAGGAAGAGTCGACTTAATATCGTCCTGAATTTTGTAGGTACCACGACCATTAGGCTTAATAGTCAAAGTAACGGTTACTTTTGATACTTTGCCTGTGTCGTTTGAAGCTTGGAGTGCTTCAGTCAAAAGCTCATCGAGTTGTTCAATCGTGTCGCCACGTTGAAGATTTGCTAGGGTTTGACTGAATGAAGTGTTCTTTACTGGCATAACATTCACCTAACTTTTCAGTTTAGTAGTTGGTGAAATCAGTTTAGTAAACTGAACAAAATAGGTCAATAGATTTGTTTAGAAAAATGAACTTTTTTTTTATTTCTTGTTTAGTAAACAAAATTAAAAACCCGCATAAAGCGGGTTTTTAAAATTATAAAAGTTTAATATGATGCGTCGGGATTGTTTTCAACTTCAGTATTTAGTTCTTCTACTGCATTATCAGCATCAGGAACAACATCGCGCCAATTTTCATTTTCAAATCTTTTAAATTGGTTGTTTACTTCTTCCGTTTTGGTCTCAAGATTTGATATATGTTCTTGTAATTTGCTAACTTGTTCCTCTAAGTCAGCTATTTGCTGATCCTTTTCTGAAACCATATTGTCATAATCTTCTTGTGTGATTGATGGTTTTCCACAACCTACCAAACACACCAATAAAAGAGCAACAAAAAAGTTTTTTAAATACATGATTATCTTCTTATTTTTCTAGTATCAAGCTTCATCCAAAATTGACCAATAACATGAATCCCTTCAGCTTCGATTCTGGCAGGTGAATAATATTCATCAGGAAATCTAAGTTTATCTTCATTTCTTGAGATTGCCTTGAACCCACCAGGACCTTGTTCATTCCAATTAAACAGGTATTTGATTTTAGTATCATCTCCAACTTGGAAAGCATAGATTTCTCCATCAAAGATTTTTCTTGCTGAAATATCAACAGATATGCGCTGCCCATCTAAAAGATCAGGAGCCATACTATCACCACGCACCTTAACTACTTTTGCATACTTTGAATCAACATTGCATTCATAAAGTAAACCAGTAGGGACAAAAAATTTATTAACACTTGGTACTTCAATATTTAAATGTCCATTTCCAGCACTAACATAAATTTCTTCATAAAAATCAATTGCTGTGAAACCTTCTGGAACTGGATCATTTTCATCATATAGTTGCACTTCAGCATTTGTTATTTTGCCATTGCTACCTTCTTCAATTTTTCCAGTTAGCAGCCAGTCAGGTGATGTTTTTAAAAATGATGCAAGAGCAAGTAATCGTTTTCCAGTTGGTTCATTTACACCTGAAATCCAGTTAGTAACAGTACCTTTGCTTGCACCAGTGGCAGCAACGATATCTTTATGTTGAACCTTTAGTTCCTGCATTCTCAAAATAATTCTATCAGCAGTAGTTTGCATAAAAAACTTCCTAAACTCTTGTTCAAAATACTAAACAATTAAATTGACATGTTCCTAAACTTATAGTTCAATAAACTAAACATAATAGTTTTGGAAACTAAACATGACTGTTGATGACTTAATTAAATTTTACAAAGTCAAAAGTGATGCTGATTTAGCGCGCAAATTAAAACGCCCTAGATCAACAATTTCCTACTGGCGCAGTGGCGGGATTCCCACTAGCACACAAGCAACTTTTCAGGTTTTAACCAAGGGACAAGTTAAGGCTGACATGCAGTCTAAAACTGCTTAGGAAACCACATGAGCAAATTATTAGTTGATCTGTCTGCAAGTGCCAGAAATGGCGTTTCCAGAATATTGCAGGCACTTGCATCCAACAAGAATATTGAAATTGCAGAGCATTTGAATGTAGATGCGAGCACTTTGTCGAGAATGAAAAACGACAAGAAAAGCAATGGCTTAACTGAAATTGAGAACTTTTGCGAGCTATTGAGCTGCTTAGGTTTGAAGGTGGTACCTAAGGATTATCAAAGTATTGATAAAGAACGGGTAGCTGCTCTTTTGGTGATGTCAAAAAGTTGGATGAACCGTATTGAAACCGTTGATGACCTATTTCATGACGAGATCAGCGGAAAAAAGGAAAAACTTGGTATTAAAAAAGCCTGATTTCGTGGATCAGGCTTAGTTGTTCATTAACCAGAAGGATTAAATCACATGACTAATTTAACAGAACATAAGTGCAAAAACAAATGTCCTGAGTTTAAAGGAGAGCAGTGCAATCACTGTTTAGTTCAACCTGTGGAAACGCGGAAAATTGAAGATATGGGCGATGACCGTCACATTGAAAATCATGTTTCTAAAAACTGTCGCGTTTCTTCACGTGATGTTTTGGTGCATCTCAACCGTGCTCATCAAGCAATGGGGGAGGTGTCATGAATTTAGCGCTTTTCCCAAATGAATTAATTATTGATAACTTTGCAGGTGGTGGCGGTACCAGTACTGGCCTAGAAGCTGCATTTGGTCGACCTGTTGATATTGCAATTAACCATGATCCAAAAGCACTAGCCATGCACCGCGCCAACCATCCAGATACTAAACATTATTGTGAATCTGTATGGGATGTTGACCCAATTAAAGCAACTCAGAATCAACCAGTAGGCCTAGTATGGCTTTCACCTGATTGTAAACACTTTAGTAAAGCTAAAGGTGGCAAGCCTGTTGAAAAGAAAATCCGTGGCCTTGCTTGGATTGCTTTGCGTTGGGCAGATTTAACACGCCCGCGCGTAATTATGCTTGAAAATGTTGAAGAGTTTAAAACGTGGGGCCGTCTTGGTGAAGATGGTAAGCCTTGTCCAAAACATAAAGGTGAAACATTCCGTAGTTTCGTGAAGGCTTTGCGCTACCAAGGTTATAGCGTTGAATGGCGTGAACTTAAAGCATGTGATTATGGCTCTCCAACTACAAGAAAGCGTTTCTTTTTAATTGCTCGTCGTGATGGCTTGCCTATTGTCTGGCCTAAACAAACGCATGGCGACCCTGAATCTAAAGCTGTTTTAACTGGCAAATTAAAACCTTGGCGCACCGCAGCGGAATGTATTGATTGGTCACTACCTTGCCCAAGTATTTTTACAAGACAAAAATCACTTGCTGAAGCGACATTGCGCAGAATTGCCACGGGAACTATGCGTTATGTCGTAAATAATAAAAATCCCTTTATTGTTCCAATGAGTGCTACAAACTCAAGTCCTTTTATTTCTACTTATTACGGTGAAAAGAAAAAAGGTGAAGTACGTGGTGTTGAATTAAATGCACCACTTAGAACATTGACGACTGAAAATAGATTTTCTTTAGTCGCACCAGTTCTTACAGAGTGTGCAAATGCTTCAACTCCGCGCTGTATGCCTGCAAATGAACCGTTAAGAACAATCTGTGCCGGTGTGAAGGGCGGACATCATGCGCTTGTTTCTGCATTTTTAGCCAAAAATTACACTGGTGTAATTGGTAGTGACGCTGATAAGCCAATTCATACAATTACATCGAAAGATCATCACAGCATTGTCGCTAGTCACCTGGTCAAACTTCGTAATAATAATATCGGCCATCGTGTTGATGAGCCTATTCATACTATTACTTCAAGCGGTGCGCACTTTGCTGAAGTTCGTGCATTTCTTACTGCTTTCTATGGAAATGAACGTGACGGAAACAGTATTGATAATCCGCTGCGTACTATTCCAACAAGAGATAGATTTGGTCTAGTAACTGTTGAAGGTCAGACATATCAAATTGCTGATATCGGTTTTCGCATGCTTCAACCACATGAACTTTTTAAAGCTCAAGGTTTTCCTGATGACTACATTTTCAGTTATGGAATTGATGAGCATGGGAACACTGTAAAACTGACTAAAACAGAACAAACCCGCATGGTCGGTAACTCTGTTTGCCCTCAACTTTCTGAAGCACTTGTGAGAGCTAATTTCTCTCATGAAAAGAAATATCAGGGGGCAGCATGACAGCGATGATCACCCTTGAACCAAGCCGTTACATGAAACGTAAGGGCTTTGGCAGTGAAAACTGCAAAGCAATAAAACAATCAGTTCCTTTTGTTGAAGCACGTCGTGGTGAATACACACATCGAGTTCGCCACGTAACGCTTATTACTTTCCGAAATAAATCACATTTTGCCGTGCATTGTTGGTGCGGCATGACCATGTGTGTCGGTGGCACAGGGAAAGGAACAGGGATTTTACTTGATACACCAAGCGATAATCGTCCTATGTGCGCTACCTGCGAAGGTAGGGTAATTGGTGCGGGCTTGCTTGGTTCACGTGAAATATCTGGCCGACAAGTTATGTATCGAGCAAGTGAGGTGGTATGAGCAACCAAGACGTAGATATTTGGATGCCAATTTATATTGGTGACATGCTTGCTAAGACCACTCGAATGACCACCGAGCAAATCGGTGCGTCATTTTTACTCATGATGGATTATTGGCGCAACGGTGCAATACCAGATGACAACAACGTTATCGCAAGCGTAATTCGTTCAAATTTGAGTAAAGCGAAGGCTTTAAAAACTATCTTGATAAATTCAAATTTATTTGAAGTAAAAGACAGTGAATTATCTTCAAAATATTTGGACGATTTAAAGTCTCAAGCTGAAAGTAATAAGTCTTCAAAGTCAGAGCGTGCAAAGAAAGCAGCGGAAGCACGATGGAACAAAGAGCAAGATTCTAGCAATACTAATGCATCTAACGAGCATCAATCTAGCAATGCTAATGCATATGCACAAGCAATGCATATGCATGATGCAAGCAATGCTCAAGGTATGCTTGAGTCATGCCCTTCATCGTCACCTTCATCTATATATACACATACACAATCAGAAACGCCGAAATCCCTCGATGAAGACCTGAGTTTGTGGAAACCCTCACTTCATGAAATTAACTCTTGGAGACAAAGAGCGGGGTTACCTAAAACAACTCAGGAAGAGTTTGACACCTTCATGATTACCTTCCTACCGCATTACGCACCTGACATACGTTCAGGTCGTCTCATTGAAAACAAGATTTACGCGAAATACATCCAGTGGGTGAAAGACGATGCTTTGAAAGCAAGTCGTCTTGCTAAAGCGAAACCCGCTAATAAAACAAATTCGGCTAACGATTCACGAAACGTCAATGACGCTTGGAAAGACGAGCCTAAATCAGATGATCGCCCGTTCACAGGAACTGTGCACATACCGGAGGATTTAATATGAATGCGATGGTGAATCTTTTAAACGGCTTCAAATTAGCTGAAGGATTTTGTGAAATACACCAGGTACAAAAAGTACAAGCGGGGCCACATCAAATTTGCCCAAGCTGTGCAATCAATCATGTTCATGATTCAAAGCAAGGTGAACAAGCACGTGTAGATCAAATGGTGCGTGATAAACATTTTGGTGGTGCAATGCTTCCTGAACGTCATGCTCAATCTGCATTTGATAACTACAAAACACTTACCCATGCACAAGCAAATACGCTTACACAATGCATCGAATATGCACAAGAATTACTTGCAGCTTATGCCGATGACAAAAAAAATCCTAAGCCTACAAGTAAATCCAATTTCATCATGGTTGGTTCAACTGGTACGGGTAAAACCCATCTAGGTTGTGCTACTGCAAAAACACTACTCAAAAAAAGGCCTGTACGTTCGATACATCACAAGTGAAGAGCTTGCGCAGCGTGTCATGAATGCATGGGATAAGGACACAAAAGATCAGTCAGAAGCATCGGTAATTTATGAGTTCACTACATACGATTTATTGATCTTGGATGAATACGGTTTGCATGACCGCGGTACCAGACTTGAAATCATTCATAAGATTTTGACAGCACGTTATGACCGTAAAAAACCAACGATGCTCATTTCAAACTTTTCAATGAACAAACTCAAAACTGATTTAGGTGACCGTCTATGGTCACGCTTTCAGCATGACGGTTTACGTACTGTTGAGTGCAATTGGTCCGATGCTCGTGTAGGTGGTGATTATGTCTAAGATCATTATCGGCATTGACCCTGATTTGGATAAGTCAGGTGTTGCAATCCTTGGGAAATCACAATTTGAATTAAAAAATCTCAGCTTTGCAGAAGTGGTGGAGCTATTCAAAGCACAACAGGACTTAATCAAAAAGGTCGTAATTGAAGCAGGTTGGTTAAATAAAAAAGCCAATTTTAGAAATGGCGCTAATAAATCCCTTGCTGTAAATGAGCAGATTTCAAAGCGTGTAGGTGAAAACCATGCAACAGGTAAATTGCTTGTTCAAATGGCTCAACACATGGGTTTAGCCGTTATCGAAGTAAAACCAACTAAAACTAAAGTCAATTCAGATGATTTTAACCGAATCACAGGTTGGCAAGGCCGAACAAATCAAGAACAACGCGATGCTGGAATGTTGATTTGGGGAATGTGGGTTTAGGAGAAATGTTTATGCCAGTACTTGCGTTTCTACCTGAGTTCATCGTGAAAGACAAAGTCAAACGCGATTCAACACCAAAGGTAACAGAATCAGACGTAAAAATATTAGAACCTTGCATACACAAGGCTTGTCTTATCGTCAGTTAGCGAACAAGTACGATATTTCTCATGAGATGTGTAGACGTATTTGCACCAAGGTTTGCTACAAGGAGGTGATTTGATGGCTCTAAGTGGGAAACAACAACGCTTTGTTAATGAATACCTGATAGATCGTAACGGAGCACAGGCATATATCAGAGCAGGATACAAAGTTAAGAACGAAGATGTAGCTGCTGTAATGGCGTCTCGTCTGTTAAGGATTGATAAGGTTAAGGAAGCTATTGAGCAGGGTGAAAAAGAGCTTGCAGAACGCAACAAGATCACTCAAGACAAGGTTTTAAATCGACTATGGGAAATGGCAACGGCTGACCCTAACGAGCTAATCAAATATGTGCGTGTGAACTGCCGTTACTGTTGGGGTGAAGATCACTATTACCAATGGACCAAAGGCGAGTATCACAATGCTTGTTACAACGCGAGAGTAAATCAAAAACCTAAACCCGACTGTGATGGTGGTTTTGGCTTTGATAAGACCAGAGCGCCAAATCCTGAATGCCCTGAATGTCGAGGTGAGGGCAATGGTTATGTAACTGTTGCAGATACAACACGTGTAAGCGAGCAAGCAAAAATGCTTTATGCAGGTATTAAAGAATCTCAGCACGGCATAGAAATCAAAATGAATGACCAAGTGGCTGCTTTGATTAAAGCAGGTCAGCACATTGGCATGTTCAAAGAGCGTGTAGAACACAGTAACGACCCTGAAAACCCATTAACTGACACCAAAGCATCAAGCAGAAAACTTGCTGCACTTGCCAAACTTAAAAAAAGCAAAGGCTAAGGCCGATAAAGCAAAGGGGAAAGATGATGCGTGAACAATTTGAACAAAATATTAAGAACGCTCCAAGCTATCAAAAACTTGTATTCCAACATGGTGAACGTCTTTTTATTTATGAAGATGGGAAATACAAAATAGCTGCTGTGCAATTGGCATGGGAACTCTGTCAGAACAACCCACATGGGCACAACACAACATGCACCTATCAATTTGAACTTGCATTTCACAACCTGCAAGACACACCAGAACTACGCAAAATTTATTGGTCTGCATTAGGCCAATTGCAATTTGATTCTAACGATCGGGTAATTCCACCTGAGCTTGAAGAGTGCCCATGTTGCAAGCAGCCAATCATTCGCAAAATCGGTACTGAAACAGAAGGCTATGAGACCTTTGACATAGGCGTTGATGAGATAGGCAATAGATATATACGTTATCGCCATGGTGAGTGGGAGCTTGCAGAAATATGACTACTGCCACAATTATTCTAGTGTTGATCACAGCAAATATTGCTGCCTTGGGAACTTTGCTATTGGTCAAATTTAAAGTTATCAGCCCAAAAAAAGCCTTTTCATATTTCACTTGGGTATTGTTCATTTTCTTTATAGGTCTTTATTTCAAGTTGTTTGGCGACAAGATAGACATTGATCGTTCTGAAATTTGGCTCATCTGTGTAATCGGTTACAGCATTGTATTTGGACCTGAAGATTGGGGAATGTATGACCAAAACAACTGATGACGAAATCCTTGCACTGCTTGCCGAAATGGATGAATCAGAAATTGAGCAATATCTATTGACGCTTGATGAAGATGAACAAGCGGAAATAGCAAAACTGCTTGCCGATGCACCTATCTGGTTTCCATTGGAAGGCCCGCAAATGGCTGCATATTTATCTCAAGCCGATGTTATTGGTTACGGTGGCGCGGCAGGTGGCGGTAAAACGGATTTAATCGTTGGTTCATTCTTAACGGTGCATAAACGCAGCTTAGTTGTACGTCGAGAAAAGGCACAAACAGACGGTATCGTACAGCGTTGTGAAGAAATTTTAGGCCATAAGAACGGCTATAACTCGCAAAAATCATTCTGGAATTTGGGTAACGGTCGCTTAATCGAATTTGGTGGTCTTGATAACTTGGGTGATGAGAAGCGTTGGCAAGGACGTGCACATGATTTCAAAGCGCTTGATGAAGCTACAGAAATTCGTGAATCACAAGCACGCTTTGTAATGGGTTGGAATCGTTCATCTGACCCAACAATCAAATCTAAATGTCTAATGACCTTCAACCCACCAACTACAGCCGAAGGGCGTTGGGTAATTGATTACTTTGCACCTTGGATTAAAAAGGGACACCCGAACCCTGCAAAGCCGGGTGAATTGCGCTATTTCGCGATGGTAAAGGGTAAAGAGCAGGAAGTTGAAAGCAATAAGCAGTTTGTACTTATCGACGACCAAATCGTTTATGACTTTGACCCAAAAGATTATAAGCCTGAACACATCATCACACCTAAGTCACGCACGTTCATTCCTGCACGTGTAACTGACAACAAGTACTACATGGAGACAGGTTACATGAGCACATTACAAGCATTGCCTGAGCCTTTACGGTCACAAATGTTATACGGCGACTTCGGTGCAGGTATTGAAGATGACCCTTGGCAAGTTATACCTACAGCATGGGTTGAAGCAGCTCAAGCACGTTGGAAACCACTTGAAGACATGCGCATTTTACATCGTGGTGATTTCAAGATGGATTCTTACGGATTGGACGTTGCACGTGGTGGTAAGGACAACACAATTGGTTATGCACGTCATGGCTTTTGGTACAACAAGGCAAACGTGCTAGAGGGCATTCAGTCTAAAGACGGTCCCGCAAGTGCATCATTTGCTGTTTCACATGTTCGTGACCATGCACCTATCCATGTTGATGTGATTGGTGTAGGGGCAAGTACTTACGATTTCTTAAAGCAATCAGGTATTCATGTTGTGCCTGTTGATGTGCGTAATGCTGCAACTTCTTTCGACCGCTCAGGCCAACTTAGTTTTTACAACTTGCGTTCTCAACTCTGGTGGCAGTTCCGCGAATCTTTAGACCCTGCATATGGAAGCACAGTTGCTTTGCCTCCTGAACCTGAACTTTTAGCCGACTTAACCGCACCTCGTTGGTCATTACAAGGCACAAATATCAAGGTCGAATCAAGGGAAGATATTGTTAAACGTATTGGCCGCAGTCCCGACTATGGCTCTGCAATTATCAATGCGCAAATTGATACACCTAAGCGCCACATAATGCAGGCAATTAATGCATCAGCAGCTAGACGTGATTACGACCCTTACGCGTAGTGTCAACAGGAAATAGGGCTAATGGCATTTGCCAAAAGCATAATGTTAAGACAAGTTTTTGGAGCTATTGAAATGTGCACAAACAAAGCATTGGATTTTATAACAGGCGGAATGATTGGCGGTCAGCTTGGTGATGCCTTGGGACTTGGCAAGCAACCTACAGTTCAAGTACAGGCACCGCCAAAGCAACCAACTCGACAAGATTCTAAATCGCCCGATTCTTCGGCAACAATCGACCGTGTACAGCAAGCCCAAAACTCAATGTCTGGCGGCATTGCTAATACGCTTTATACAGATGCACAAGGCGTTAATGCTGAAGATTTGCGCTTAGGCAAGAAAAACTTTATTGGGCGGTTAAGATGACTGAAGACGATATCAGAGCGCTAAAAAAACGATTTGATGCCGTTTGGCAGATACGTGTTAGTGATATGGACGACTATTGTGCTGAACTGGCTCTACACGTTTTGCCTTCTGCTATCAAGACAATCAAAAACCAAGAAAAGCACGACCGTTCCGCGTGGTCAAAAATTGTAGATAACACAGGTAAAGACTCGTTAAAAACTCTTGCCGCGGGAATGGTTTCGGGCACTTGTTCGCCAAGCCGCAAGTGGTTCACTTTGCAGGCCGCTGATGAAGCTTTGCAAAAAGATATCGAGGTGCGCCAATGGCTCAAAGCTGTTGAGGATGCATGCTATGTCGCTTTTGCAAAGAGCAATGTCTATCGGTCTGTACATCATATCTACATGCAAGAAGGCGCATTCGGTATTGGCGCAGCACTTGCACCTGAACATGGGCGTAATTCAAAAGCAGAATTAATGGATTTAATCCCTCTTACATTTGGCGAATATGCAATTACTACGGACGAATTTAACAAACCAAATGGCGTATATCGTAAGTTCAAACTAACAGCCGCCAATATGGTTAAATTTTTGGCCTTGATAACGTTTCTGATGCTATTAAAAATGCGTTTAATAACAATAGTCTTGAACAAGAATTTGAAGTTCATCACGCAGTTTATGAACGCGTAGATGCAAAAGGATACGGCCCAAAGAATATGCCTTTTGCATCGATCTACTATGAACCAAGTTCAACAGATAAATTGCTACGTGAAAGCGGAATGATGAGCTTTCAGGTTATTTGCGGACGTTGGACAGTATCAAGCAGCGATGTATATGGTGAAGGCCCTGCAAGTGATTGCATAGGTGATTTACGTGCTTTGCAAAAGGGACACCAACAAATTGCAGTAGGTGTTGATTACCAAGTTCGACCACCTTTGCTTTTACCCGATTACCTAAAAGGGCATGAGCGTGAGACATTGCCAAACGGCATTGCGTTCTACCAAGCTTCGCCAACGGGTCAAGTTGCACAAGTTCAATCAATGCTTAATGTTCAATTCGATTTGAACGGCGTAATGATGCAAATTGCACAATGTCAAGAACGCGTTAAGCGCTCATTTCATACTGACCTGTTTATGATGCTTGATGCATTTGACAAAGGGAAAATGACAGCAACAGAAGTGTATGAGCGTAAATCAGAAAAAATGCTCATGCTTGGTCCGGTTGTTGAGCGTCAGATTGATGAGTTATTACGCCCACTTGTAGAAATCTGTGTTGACCGTGTTTTGGCAGATAACGAATATCTTCGTCAAATTGCACCTGAAGCTATTCAAAATGCAGATGTAGAAATCAACTTCGTATCTATTCTTGCCCTTGCACAAAAAATCTTCAGGTTCAGCAATTCTTGAACGTGCTCTTGCCATGATTGGACAGGTTGCACAGGTTGACCCTCAAGTACTCGATAATTTCGATACCGATAAATTCTTGGCTGAGTACGTTGATATTAACGGCGTATCGCCTGATGTTTTCCGTCCTAAACGTGTTGTTGATCAAATCCGCAACCAACGCGCACAGCAACAGAAAATTGCGCAACAGCAAGCGATTGAACAACAGCAAGCCCAAACTCAAAACACTAATGCAAATACATTGCAAAAAGTAAGCAATACGGACCCTGGAAACCCTATCCGATATGTTCTTACAAGGCGGTGGTGCATGAGCGATTTAGAAACCAAAGCAAAAGAAAATAAAAGCGAGCGTGACCAGGAACTAAATGACCTGCGTTCAATTTTTGGAAACTGCATACGGTAAGCGCTTTTTAATGCGCTTAATCGATCGTGCAAATCTATTTCAACCTACTTATGGCGGTGGGTCACAAATCAGTGATTTTGCTTTTATGGAGGGTCGCCGAGAGTTTGGTCTATTTATCCTTGGCGAAATCACACAAGCAAATTCAGATGCATGGTTAGACATGCAAAAACAGAAATTTTCAAAACTTAAAGAGAAGGTGAACCATGAGCGAAGTGACAACAACGACAACAGCAACTGATACCGCAACTACTACAACTGCGGCACCTGTGGGCACTACCACGGAAACAACAAACACTACAGGTACACCGCCTGCAACAGTGGAAACTAATCCCGTAACAACGACGGCTACAGAAAATGTAGAAGGAAATCCAGAAGTTTTGTTAGGTGGTGAGCAGCCTCCCGCCGAACAACCTATTCAATATACGGATTTCACAATGCCAGAAGGGTATTCGTTGAATCCAGATGATTCAAAGACACTTCAGGAATTAGGCCAACAATTCAAAATGCCTCAAGAAGCTGTGCAAAAGCTTGTTGACTTAGGCGTTCAAATGCAGCAACGACAAGCACAAGAACAGCAAAAAGTTATTGCTTCTTGGGTGGATGCAGCTAAAGCCGATCCTGAATATGGTGGCGAAAAACTCAAGGAAAACCTGTTGACAGCGCAACGCGCATTCAGCTTACCACGCGGTGCCGAAATCTCTAAGATTCTCTTTAAGAGCGGACTTGGAAACCACCCCGCTGTAATTGGTTTTATGACTGAAGTCGGAAAGTTGCTACAAGGCGACAACATGACACACGGTAAAGGGGCAAATACAGCAAGTGTTACACCAGCGTCTGTATGGTACGACAAATCATAAGGAAAACTTAGATGCCTACGATTGTTCAAACAAATCCAACACTATCCGACGTTGCGCATAACATTGGTACAAATACTAAAGTTGGTAAAATCATTGAGGTGCTCAACCAACGTCAAGATTTACTTGATGATGCGGTTGTGCTTGAAGCAAACAGCGGTACGCATCATAAAACCAGTGTTCGCTCTGGTTTACCGCGTGGTACATGGCGTAAGTTGAACTACGGTGTGCAACCTCAAAAAAGTTCACGTGTAAATATCGAAGACAGTACAGGTCAGTTAACTGATTATTCAGAAATCGATAAAACGTTATATGACTTGCAGGGTTCTAACGGTCCTCAATGGCGCCAAGAAGAAGACGCAGCCTTTTTAGAAGGTATGTCTCAAAACGTAATGGAAAACATCATTTACGGTGATGTTGCGGGTGACGTGGCAAAGTTTAACGGTCTTGCTACACGTTATAACCATTTGATTGACCCTGAAACAGGTTTAGCTCCTGCAAATGCTGCAAACATTATTGATGCAGGCGGTACAGGTACGGATAACACCTCAATTTACATTGTTCAATGGGGTTCAGACCGTACGCACTTAATTTATCCTCAAGGCACAAAAGCAGGTCTTCACATTGAAGATAAGGGGCAAGTAACCCTTGAAGATGAAAACCGTGGCCGTTATGAAGGGCTTCGTTCATATTTCCAATGGGATGTTGGTTTGACAGTCCGTGATTGGCGTTCAGTTGTTCGCATTGCGAATATTGATGTTTCCGACCTTTCTAAAGATGCATCAACTGGTGCGGATTTGGTTGATCTTCTAGACGACGCTTTAACAATTCTACCTATGGCAGGTTCTTCACGTGTAGCTATCTACATGAACAAAACTGTCCAAGGTGTTTTGAAAAAGCAAGTTTCTTATTTCAAAAACACTAATCTTTCAATCGAAGAGTTTCGTAAAGACAGTGGCCGCAAAGTACATGCGTGGGATGGTATCCCAATTCGCATTTGCGATGTCATTCTCAACACCGAAGCCCGTGTAGTTTAAGGAGAACTTAACCATGGCATTAGTCGATAAATTACTACAGTTCTCCGATAAGCAAGCTATTGCAGCGGGTACTAGTACTTTCACTTTAGACACCGTTTATAAATCCGTTGGCACGGCGGGCCTTCCTGTGTGTCTTCAAGGACACATGGTTGCCCCATCAAACGCCACTGTTACTGTAACGCTTGAAGAAAGTGACGATGGCACAACGTTCAAAGCTGCTGCGGTATCTAAAGCTTTTAGCGCAGCTGAACTGAACAAAGGTACGTTCTTTTACGTGAACAACGCGACTAAACGTTTTATTCGTTTGACCTATGCGGTTGCAAATGCACCTACTGGTTCGATTTCGGCTTGGTTGGGTAATAAAGCTGATATTCGTGTGAACTATGCAGCTGTAACAGGTCCGGGCACACCAGTTTAAGGAGATATCTAAATGTCTGAACAACAAGTATTAGTAGTCGCTACCAAAAAGGGTTTTTACCATGGTATTCGTGATGTAGGCACACAGTTTCTTGTTCCACCAAGTTTGGTTACGGGTAAGAAAACTTGGTTTAAACCTGTTGATAAAAATTATGTTGTTTCAGAACAGCATAATTTAGAACAGCAAAATTCAGACCCTAATAACCCATATTCACGAATGAATAAAGAAGCGCTATCTCAAGCTGCTGCTGCAAAAGGGATTCAGTTAACAGGGGCTGAAACTAAAGCGCAAATTATTGAGCTTTTAACAGCTGAGTAAAGCCTATGAGATCAATTGTTGATCTTTTGCAATTTAGCCCTGTCGCATCTCGCGCAGGGCTATGTTGTTAAAGAACTAAATGAACCGACAAAACATGCAAATCTATGCAACACGTTTTATCCAGTTTGCAGACGTGAGTTATTAGATAACGAACATCAATGGACGTTTGCCGTTAAGCGCGTTCGCTTAAATGTCGATGCGGGTTATGAGTTTGGCACAGCGTATGTTTTGCCAAGTGATAAGGTCCGTATATTTCAGCTTGAATCAGGCAGTCGATTCTATGTAGAAGGCAATCACCTATTTACAGATGACCCTGCACCAGTATTGCGATACGTCCACGATGTTAAAGACTTGGCTTTATTACCTGATTCTTTCCAAATGGCTTTGTCATATCTTTTAGCGGCTCGAATAGCGGGTCCGTTAACCCAGAGTGAAGAAAAACAAAGACAAATGTTGAGTGGTTATGCAATGAGTCTCAGCCAAGCGGTCTTTATTGATCTTCAGCAACATCGTATTGAACCCCGCCCAGAACACACGGGCTCAATGTTTGAGGCACGATAAATGCAATATTCGTTTAATGGTGGTGTAATTTCGCCCGATATGTTTGGCCGTATTGATCAAGCCAAGTATCAGACAGGCGTTGCTAAATGCAAAAACATGTATGTTGAATTGTTTGGCGGGCTTGTCTATCGTGCAGGCTTCCGCTACGTACACCATTATTCGAAATCTCAAGGAAAGATGCGTCTTATCCGATTTGTTTTTAGTGAAGAACAAGCGGTTGTTTTAGCGATTCGTGCCGGTGCTGTTAACTTCTTTGCGAGAGGGGGAATACTTCTAAATGATGCGGGCCAACCATTAGAAGTTGAATTACCTTATGCAGAAGAACATTTAATGCAGCTTCGATACGCTCAATCTGCTGATGTCGTGACGATTACGCATCCAGATTACCCACCAAGAAAAATTATTCGTAAAGGCGCAACCGAATGGAGCACTGAAGTTGTAAGTGTCGGTTATGGATTAACTCCACCCCAAAACGTTACAGCAACAGCACATATTGAAGATAAATATAAAGAAGGCGGTAATATGCACGACTCATATATTGAGCGTGATTACTCATACCAAGTTACCGCAGTGGATGAACAAAATGAATCCGCTGCATCTACAAAAGTCACTGTTAAAAACGATTTAACTCTTGCGGGTAACTACAACACAATTACATGGGATACTGTCACGGGGGCTACTAGATATAACATTTTCAAATTACGATCTGGTCTAGCAAGCTATATTGGTGAAACTACAGAAACAAGTTTTACTGACGACAACATTGAAACAAACGGTTCAATCACTCCGCCATTAATCCGTAATCCGTTTGAATTTAATCCGACTGCGGTTGCGTATCATGGGCAGCGAAAAGTTTATGGCGGTGGGTACAAATCACCGCAATGGATACGTATGTCACGCACGGCAACAGACGACAATTTTGGCTATCACATTCCTTTGCAGGATACAGATTCTATCCAAATCCGTTTTGCTGCTCGTGATGGTAACGGGGTTCGCCACCTGGTGCTAATGAACGATTTACTCATTCTAACAAGTGGTGCAGTTTGGAAAATGTCAGCCGATGGCGCAGTAACCGCTGCAAGTGTGAATGTTAATAAGCAATACAGTACAGGTGCGAATGATGTAACCCCTGTAGAAGTAGACGGTGCTACCGTTTTTGCATCTGATCAAACAGGGCATGTACACGAAGTTTCATTGGCAAGTGGTAACAACACCTCGTTCTACCAAACAATCGATCTATCAATAATGTCCCCACAATTGTTTGATGGACATAAAATTGTAGATTGTGCTTTGCTTCGCAACCCTCTGAATATTATATATTTTGTTCGTGATGATGGGGCGTTGCTTTCATTAACCTACGAGCCACAACAACAAGTATGGGCTTGGGCAGAGCATCACACAGACGGCAAATTTCTGTCTGTAGCTGAGATACCCGAAGATGATCAATCTGTTCTATATGCGTTCATTGAGCGTAATGGTTTTTACACCATTGAACGGATGCTCACACGCCAACCACTAGACATGAAAGATAAATGTTATCTGGACAGCAGTATCCAATATAAAGGCGAACCAACGGATGTTTTAAATGGATTGGATTGGTTAGAAGGGCAAACTGTTTCTATATTTGCTGATGGCGGTGTAAAGCCTGAAGCGGTTGTAACAGATGGAAAAATTAAACTTACTCGTAAACTATCAAATGTTTTAGTTGGCTTGCCATATGTAGCAGAAATGCAGACCTTGCCGATTTATAGAGAACAAAGCAGTCCGACTAAGCCGAAAGTCGTGAATAAAGTGTTTTTAAGAGTTCGTGAAACACAAAATATTCTTGTCGGTGCGAATCAAGATATTGCAAATCCTACAGATATTGATGAATACAAACCCCGTAATCTTGAACCATACGGAGCGCCATTAAATTTAATATCTGGCTTTGTCGAAATACCAGTTGACAGCACTTACGAAAGAGACATTCAAATTACTGTGAAACATGATAAACCTTTACCTATGAAGTTATTGGCATTAGAGGTTGAATACAAATGAGAAAAAACAATATTGAAATTCGTAAGCCGACTGAGCGCGATATTCGTATTCTTGTTGAAAACCTGCGCGATGCCGATAAAGACGAGATGAAAGCATATTTCAATGATAACTATCATTGGATGATTAAAATGTCTATCAAGCATTCAAGTGATGCTTGGACTGTAGTTGTGAATGGTAAGTTGCTTTTTATTTGTGGTGTCGGAATGTCTAGCTTGCTTGGCAATGTTGGTTGCCCTTGGCTGCTCGGTACCAATTTTATTAAGCAGTATCCGATCGAGTTTTATAAACAATCTAAAAATATTTTGAATGAGATTAAATCCGAATACGATGTGCTCATTAATCACGTATACGTGAAAAATGAAAATGCTATTCGCTTTCTTAAAAAATTAGGATTTGATTTAAAAACTCCTGAGACATATGGAAATAATAATGAATTATTCCATCCATTCGTAATGGGGGCAGCATGATAAATCCATATGCATTTGCTGCTGTAAAGGGGGTTGAGGCGCTATCTACTTATGGCAAATTAAAAGCTCAAAAAAGGCGCTTCAACAGCAAGAACAACTTGCTTTATCTAATGCAACGCTTTCAGATAATCAAGCACGGCAAGCTATCGAAGATGGAACAAATGCCGTAACCGATTACCAACGTAATGTTTCGGCATTTAAATCAAGCCAAATAAACGCGCTCGCTGAAAATGGGATTGATGTAACTCAAGGTTCGGCTGTCGATTTACTTGCATCTACTGAAATGCTTGCACAAGGTGATATCGATTCGATTAAGTACAATGCCGCTTTGCAGTCATGGGGTCATAAAATTCAAGAAACAAACTTTAGAAATCGAGCCGAAAATTATCGTGTAGCCGCAAAATCAATTAGACCATTAACAAGCACGCTTTTAAGCCTAGCAGGGGGGTGCTGCATCTGCATACGGGTCAAGCATGGGTAAAGGTAGTTTGGGTGGGCAAGCGGAAAGTTCTTCGTTGGGCAGCGGTTCTGACTTTGCATCAAGTCTCTATAACGCAGGCAATGGTACCCAAGGCGCATCTTGGCAAAATTATAATTGGAATTGGTTCGGAGCTAGTTAATGCGTATACCACAATTTAATCGTCAAGTTTCAGATAACAGTGTGCCTAGTGTTCAAGTTTCTGGCGGTGTATCTCCAAGTGGAGCTGCAAGTTTAGTCGGTAACAGAACAGATGGTTTAGTCGGTAACAGAACAGATGGTTTAGTAGGTGCGCTAAACTCAGGATTAAAAGCTTACCAAGAATATCAAGATGAAGCGGATCGTGTGCGTGTTATTGATGCGCAAAATAAACTCGCAGAACTAAAACAACACCTACAGAACAACGAAGTCGATGGTTACATAAATAAAAAAAGGCGTGGATGTTGTTAGCTTTGATGATGGTAACGGCGGCGGCTTCGTAGATTACTATGCTAAAGCATACCAAGATGGCGTGGGAGAAATCGCAAGCACTCTTGGAAACAACCGACAACGGTCATTGTTTAAAGAGATGGCCGCTCAAGATGCAGTGCAATTTAAAGGCTCATTACAAAACTATTTTGTACGTGAAAACGATACTTACCAACAAAGCGTTTATTCTTCTTCAGCGGATCGATTTATTCGTGAGATAAATGATAACCCTGGTGACTTCAATAAAATTGATGAGAGTCGGGCTAACCTAAAAGCTTCTTTAGGCAAGCTCATGAACTTGGAAGGCAAAGCAGCAACAGAGGCAGATAATATTTATCTTAAAAACGTTTCTGGTGCTCACATTACCAATATCAGTGCTTTTGTAGAAAACGGAGATTTAAAAGCTGCTCTTGCGTATAAAAATAAATATAAAGATGAAATATCATTAGCGGATAGCTTTAGAGTAGATCAGCGCATTCATCAGAAGTTAGAAGACCAACAAGTTGAAGCATTAGTTAATATCGCAACAACTGGTACACAGGAAGGTAGTAACCCTGCTTTAAATGTTCCGCCTCAAGCATCTGCAAAAATTGCTCAAGAGCTTAAAAGTCTTACACCTGATCAAATGAAAAACATTAAATATAATGATCAGCGGTTAGATGTTTACACCGTTCATGCTGCAAAAGAAAAAGGAATGGAATGGGCAGCACCTTTAATTTTAGGATTAAGATTGGCGGGTGAGAAATCTGATAATAGCGCTGTTTCTGAAAAAGGCGCTAAATCCGTAATGCAATTTATGCCAGATACTTGGAAACAATATAGCAAGAATGGTGAGCGCGATATTAATAACCCTGCAGATACGATTGATGCAGCCTTAGATTTTATTTCAGATATTAGCAAAAAATATAAAACCAAAGACCCAATGGTTATTGCAGCCTATTATCATGGTGGAGATGGTGACGCTCGACGCGTATTAGCCGGAGGGCAACCTATAGGACCTAGGGGCAAAGCGTATTTGGAACGAATGGATAGATGGTTGACACAAGATTTTGGCAAATACGCAAATCAACCAGCAAAACCACGTGAAGCTGCTTATGATGAGATTTGGAATAGTAACGCGCCTGTAAATGTTAAACAAAAAGCGCTAAGTCTTACTGATAGGTATTATAATGGTTTGGATAAATCCAAAGAAGCAAAACAAGATCAAGTTTATGATCATTATTATAAAGGTATTAATGCAGGACAATTTACATATGAACAAATACCTGCGTCCGCTATCAACTCTTTAGAACCTAATCAAATTAAAAGTCTAGAAGCGGTTAGTAAAGCTAAATTTCAGAAAGAAGTTAAAACTGATCCGATTGTCTTAAGCATGATTACCCTTAACCAAGAAGAGCTTTTCAAAGGTAAACCGCAATCAGTTTTACATCAATTCGCTGATAAATTATCTTCAAAAGACTATGAAGAAGCTACTAAAATGTACGCGAATGTTAATGCGTTGAAAGGTTCTAAAAATGAGAAGAAAACATTCATAGTAGATAACAATACAGTTGCATTGGCAGTTAAACCATACCTAAATCTTATTGGTATTACTAGCACCACAGATAAAAAGCAACTTGAACACTATAATGCTGTTAAAACAGATTTGGTGCAAACTTTAAAAGAAGCCGAAGCCAAGAATGGCGGTAATTTGACTTGGGATCAGGTAAATAGAGTTGTTTTGAAAAATATTAACAATCAAGTCAAAGTTACTACTTCTCGTCCATTCTTTGATGACAAAGTTGAATACAACCGTGTTTACTCTCAAGTTAAAAGTAAGAATGATATTAGTGACTCAATGAAGACAAAAATTGATAATATATTTAAAAAGCAGGGTAGAAATCCGAATAATGTAACGAATGCAGAATACATTAATGCTTATTATACGTTTATGAGAAGGGGTTTTTAATGAGAAAGATATTACCTTTAATCTGTGGAGTTTTGCTTTGTGCTACAGCAACGGCAGCCCCACGGTTTTCGTTATCTTATTCACCCGATTGGAAAAAAGTTACAGGTGTTCACGGTGTAAAAGAGCTTGGATTAGATATAGCTAATAACGACCCACACTGTAGTGTAAAAAGTTTTTCAAAGGCAAAGTTATAGATTATAAAGATTATGGTGACTATTTTCAGGTAAACGTAAACAATGCTTTCTTGAATAGAACTAAAGACCACCTTCTAATAAGTGCGGAATCTGGTAAAACATTTGAAAATTCAGATAGAAAAAGAATTATTGAATTACTGAATTATAAGAGCGATTTAATTTTTTCGACTTACATGTGTGGCTCTGGTGGGGTGCTGTATATAGATAGTATTGTGAAGGTTAAAGATTTAATCCAATAATCCCTTTCTTGTGCTGTCAACAGCAAAAGGCAGTCTAAGCAATAACAGCATTTAAGATTACAAATAACCGTAGTCTTAAGTGCTTTTATTATGTCTGATCAAAATGCAAATCTTACAATTGGTCAATTATTTGAACTAAACCAAGGCAAAAATCCAACGCAAATTGCGGACACTGAAGCTCGTGCACAAAAAGCTGCGCGCTCATTGGGGCTTGATTACAGCAAAATAACAGAAAGTCCTGAGCAAGTCGTATCTGTCGCTGACGAAATCAACACACAAAAACGAGTGAATGAAGTTATTGCTAGTGATCCTGTCTTGGGTAAATACGCTCTTAACCCAAGCCAAGCGGCGGTTTCTCTTGATGACTTTGAAAATCTAAAAGGCATTAGTGATAAAGTTTCGTTACTCGGTTCAAGCCTTAATAAACCGCATGAAAATATTACTTATCAAGATATCCAACAGGTCTTAAATAAAGGCACTTCACCAGAACAAAAAAACGATTACAAGAACTAGGTGTTTATGAAGAACCACAGAAACAGATCAAGCCAAATGTTAACCCTAATTTATTGGATACATTAAGTACAACTATTGTCCCCCAAACTTCTGAGCAAGTATTTAAAGAAAACTACGACCGCATAAAGAAAAATGCGGGTGTAATGTCTGCCGAACGATTCAAGAAATATTATGAGAATCAAGTTTATTGGATGGAGCATACGGCAAGCGCTGAACCTTCTAGCCCTCAAGAACAAGGCAATCGATATGTAAATGCAGCTATTCGTGCTGTAGCTGCAATTGGTCAAACAGAAGGTGCAGTAATCAATGCGGCCACTGGAAACGACAGTCTACTTAATTTAGCAACACGTGTTAAAAACAGAGCTGCACCCTCACAAGAAATGTCACAAGCGCTTTATCAGGCACAGCTTGCAGCGCAGACAAATGATGCAGGTGTGTTAGGAGCTGCGCAAGAGTTGGTTAGCAACGCTGATGCAGGTTTAGTAGGTGAATTTTTAATTGAACAATTGCCCCCGCTTTAGCCGGGTATGCCGCTGGATCTGGAGCAGGTGGAATTTTAACAAATTCACTTGTCCGAAATACTGCTAAATACGCTCCGATGGTCATGAGCTTGGAAAGAACCGCTCAATTAGTCCGTGGTGTAACTACAGCGGGCAGTGCGGCACAAGGGGCATTGGGTGCGGGAACCGCTGACGCTATCGTATCATATGGTCAGAACATGGCAGAAGCACGTGAGAAGTTTTTAACACGCCAAGAACAGATTGATTATGCAGCTGCAAAAACTTGGGGTTCAGCTAAATATTCTGCCTTAGGCGGTGCGTTAATGCCCGTAACTTTTGGTGGCCCTCTACGTACTGTTGGTGGTCAAGCTGTTATTCAATCCGCTGCGGGTATGTATTCTGTAAAAGGTGCAGCCGATGCAGTTGGAGAAAAGGCAGACCCTGTTGAAATGGCCCTTGAAGGTTTATTAGAGGTTGCAACCACTGCGCCTGAAGTGGCGATAATGTCTGCTGAAAAAGTTAAAAACCAACGTACAGCACAATTTGCATTAGACCAGTTAAGAGCAGATCAGCAACAAGATGCAGTTCGTTCAACCACATTTGCTGCTGTGCTTAATAATCTTATCGATAATAATAAAGAGAGTAAAACGGCACAGCGTGATGAAGCCGCAAGTCAAGCATTTATTAAACAAGCTATCGAAGAACACGGTGCAGTTAACGAAGTCTACATAGATGGGCAAACGTTCAACCAGTTATTGCGTGATCGCAACATTGAGCCGACCGATTTATTTGAACGTGCGCCGAGTCTGCAAGATCAATTGGGTACCGCTGAAACATTTAATGGCACTGTGCAAATACCCGTGGATGAGTTTGTATCCGCAATGTCTGTCATTGAGCATCCAACAGATTTTGTTGAGAATGTCCGTTCAGACCCTAATATGCCGACTTATCGTGAAGCGCAAGAGAATCTTGCAAAAACCACTGAGCAAATGCAGCAAGAAGCCAATACCTATATGGCTGAACAAGCGCGTTTTGAAAGTGCCGAAGATGCTAAGGAATTGGTCGCTACAGAAGTTCAAAAGCAGTTGGCTAGTGTCGGCACCTTCACTGCAAAATATAATCGTGCAGCGGGCGAATTAACATCTGCTTTCTACTCAACCTTGGGGGATAAACTTGGTATTAGTGCAAAAGAGGCTTTTGACCGTTACCCAATTCGTATTGCAGACGAAGCTAGCAATAAGGGAACCACTTTTAAACAATCAACCATAGACCAAACACAAACTGAATCTTTTAAAAATTGGTTCGGTGATAGCAAAGTGGTGGATAGTGAAGGTAAGCCTTTGGTTGTCTACCATGGTACTAAAAGTGAATTTAGTATTTTTGATTTAAAAAAAGCGGGTAAGTCTGATGCAGGCGTAATAGGTAAGGCTTTTTATTTTACTCCATATAAAAATCAGGCCGAGAATTTTGCTGAAAGTCCCAATTATGGCTCAGGTAAACAACCAACAACATTACCTGTGTATTTGTCTTTAGAAAACCCCGCGATTATTCAAGACGGTATCATGCCTAATGGGCAAAATCTTATGGATGTGCATAATGGTGCCTTAAATACGAAATCTGCTACAGCAATAAAGAAAGCGCTATTAAAAGAAGGTTATGACGGCGCGTTATTCAAAATGGGCGATGATATTGTTCAAGTTGCTGCTTTTCACCCTGAACAAATTAAATCATCAATAGCCAATGAAGGAAGATTTGACCCTAACAATCCTGATATTTACAAACAAGCTAATGGCGGTACTCGAGGCTCTATTACTTTCAGTACTGGTCAAGATGGTTCAACAATTGTTCTAAGCAAAAACGCTGACTTCTCTACATTTGTTCATGAGCTTGGGCATCATTTCTTAGAAATGAATATGCAACTTGCATTAAGTCCAGATGCGCCCGCACAAGTCCGTGCAGACATGGAAACAGTAATGAAGTGGGCATCACCAGAAACAACCGATCTGGGCGAGTGGGACTTTTTCACCGATGCAGAAAAACAGAAGTACACGAAAAATTTGCAGAAACCTTTGAACAGTATGTCTTTACTGGTAAAGCGCCAAGTGCAGCGTTAAAGCAGGTTTTTAACCGATTCCGACAATTCATGATTGCCGTGTACCGGAACATTGAAAAGTTTATGGGTATCAATGACCGTGCAGAATTGAACAGCGATATCACAGGCGTAATGGACCGCATGCTTGCATCATCAAGCGCTATTGCTGAAGCACAAGCCGCGTCAAATCTTGAAATGTTAATTCATCAAGATGATGCAATGCGCCTTGGAATTTCGCCAAAAGATTATGACGAAATGCGCCAAGACCATGAAATTGCTACAGAATTATCTATAAACACTTTAGAGCAAAAATCATTGCGCAATATGGTTTGGTACCAAAAGCAAAAGACTAAGTATTTGAAAACATTGCAAAAAGAAGCAAATAAAAAACGCGCTGCCGTTCGTGAAGATATGGCAAAGGAAATTGCACAACAACCCGTTTATCAAGCAATGGCATTTCTACGTCAACCGCTTGACCCTGTTGTTAAACGAGATACAACAAAGGTAGAGCCTGAGCGCGATAATTTATTTGAAGCAATTGCTAAGTTTGGCGGGCTTGATACCAATGAAGTAGAAAGCACGTGGGGAATTGATGAAGCTGCCAAAACTAAATCAGGCGTTGGCAATAAACCTGTCGTACGTTCTTCAAAGTCAAAAGTAAAAGGCCTGTCGATCGAAGCGATGGCGGAGAAGCTAAGCGAAGAAGGGTATTTAACTTTAGATGAACATGGAAAATTTGATACTCGTGAACTTGAAGATAAGTTTGCAGATCAGTTACGCGGTATCAATCAATTTTCAAACAAAGTTGATCCTGAGTTACTGGACTATGCGCAAGACATGGATTTGCTACAACGTTATGCAGAAGGTCGCACAACTAAAGGCAAGTTGTCACTCGATTGGATAGAAGCTAAATACGGCCGTGACAGTGATATTTACCAAAGCATTTCTAAAGGCGCATATGGCTTTGCGCAGCGTGGAGGTGAAAATCCCGATGTTGTTGCGGAAATGTTCGGTTATGAAAGCGGTGATGCATTGATTCGTGATTTGCTTAATTCACCAAGTCCAAAGCAAAAAATTGATGAGCTCACCGATGCGCGAATGGCTGTGCAATATTCTGAATTTTTCGATCAGCAAAGCATTGTTGAAGCAGTTGAAGCGGCATTACACAATGATGTTCGTGCGCGCATGCTGTCCGCAGAAATGGCCGCGCTAAATGGTTTACTTGGTCGTAAGTCTGCTTTGAATGAAGCAGCAAAAGCGGTTGCACAAGACATTGTACAGCGCCAAAAATTAAAGATATTCGACCACATGTACGTGCGCAAGATGATGCGCGTTTAGGTCGAATGGCTAACGACGCTTTTAGAAAAGGCGAAACAGTAGAAGCAGCGCGTCACAAGCGCAATCAATTAGTCCAGTTCTATGCGACTAAATATAGCTACGATGCAAAAGACCAGATTCAAAAACACCTTGATTTAGTCAAAAGGTTTTTGGTAATAATGAGAAGTTAGCAAGAAACCGTGACTTTGATTTTTGTGACTGCTGCCCGTGGGATTTTGGGTAAATATGATCTTGGCCGTGAATCTACAAATTACGAGCATCAATTAGAGTTGATACGTAAATACGACCCGACTACTTATGCTGAAATCCAGAACATTGGCGCATTACCTGAAAACCAAAACTATCGTGAATTAACGCTTGAGCAATTTAATGCCGTAATGTCGGCAGTCGAAACGCTTTGGCATCGATCTAAAGAAAATAAGATTTGGCATACAACCAATGAAGCTTTTGAACGTGAACAGGTCCGTGAAGAACTTATACAGCAATCAAGCGGTAAGAAAAGTATTGAGAAGATTCAGCAAAATCTACTCGGCAAAAACAAGACTGCCGAACTTAAAGCAAAATTCATGGAATTAGGCGCGTCAGCAAAACGTGTTGACCAGGTGGTGACGTGGTTAGATGGAGGGCCAAATGGGAAATTCCGCACTTATTTAGTCAATCCTATGCAAGATGCATTGGCTAAATACAGAACTGAAAAGGCCAAAATGCTTAAAGAAGTGGTCGATACCTTTGAAGGTTTCGGCAAATTAGATAATTCAAAAATTGCTGCGCCCGAATTAAACAACTTTACCTTTGTTGGTAAACAGTCTTTACTTCATGCGATTCTGCATACAGGCAATATGAGCAACAAAGAGCGTCTTGTATTGGGGTATGGTTGGGGTGCACGATTAGAAGACGGCTCTGTTGATTTCAGTGCTTGGGATAAATTCTTTAATCGTATGATTAATGAAAATGTGATTACAAAAAATGATATGGATACTATCCAAAAACTTTGGAATCTATTCGACAAATACAAAGAGCAAGCGCAAATCACGCATAAGAAAATTAACGGTCGATATTTTGATGAGTTACCACGTACACCAATTAGTACGCCTTTTGGGGAGTATGAAGGCGGCTATGTGCCGGCTGCTTATGACCGTATGCGCTCAAACGAGCAAGACCGCATTCAAGATAAAAATTTAGCCGAAAACAACTTGCAGGCTTTAGATATTGCAACCACTGGCGCAAACTTCACTAAGTCACGTGCGGATCGATATCACGATCAACTTGAATTGGATATGTCCCGTTTGCCAAGTCATTTAGATAAAGAATTGCGCTACATCCATCTTGAATTACAAATTCGTCAAATCGGGCGTTTATTGCTGAATAAAGATTTTAGAAATGAAATTGAGCGAGTAATGCCGTTTGGAGTTAAGCAAGTTTTTAACCCTTGGCTTAAAGCAATTGCAAATCAGACGGTCGATGAAAGCTCAGGTGTAAGTTTGCTAGATAATATTTTCCGTACTTTGCGTCGCAATACAGGTATCGCAATTATGGCAGGTAACTTAAAAAATGCTGTTGAGCAGTTTACAGGATTTACACAGGTTGCTGTTGCAGTACCGCCAAAGCAATTACTTAAAGCACAGGCGCATTACTTTGCATCAGTTGCTACACGCGCAGACATGGCAAGCAATATTATGGAAATGTCGGACTTCATGAAAACCCGTTTCGACCGCGCAGCGGATGAATATCGTTATGCTGTAGATGAAATTGTTTTTCAGAAGGGCGCAATTCAAACAGTGAAAGATTTCACTATGAAGCACGCGTATGTCTTACAGACAACTATACAAAAGCCAATGGAAATTATTTCTTGGCAAGCTGCATTCAACCATTACACAGAACAAGGCATGGGCCAATATGACGCAGCTCATGCAGCGGATGCGGTTATTCGTCAATACATGACAGATATGTCACCGGAAGGTATTTCAAATCTTGAACGTGGTACGCCTGCTAAACGAATGTTTTTGATGTTTTACAACTGGTTCAATATGATTTGGAATACAACCATGTCTGAAGCTAAGCTTGCACTAGAAGCAAGTAACGGTTCATGGGTACAGGCTTCGCCTAGATTGGCCTATGTTGCGTTAATGATGGTATCAATCCCTTCAATGTTGTCTGAATTGCTAAGTGTAATATTTGCGGGCGGTTTACAAGATGACGATAAAGACGGCGAAAAGTGGGATGATCTTTCTGCAAGGCTTGCTTTATCGCAATTAAAAATGCTTGCTGCATTTGTGCCATATGCAGGTAACGTGGTAAACGCTGCCATTAGCAACACCGATAACAATGTGATGAATGACCGTTATACCGCTTCACCAGTGTTCAGCATGGGTGAAAGTGGACTTTCATTGATTCAACATTTTAAACGTTCTTTGGACGAGGACAAAGAAGTAAACCAAAGTAAAGCCGCAAAGACTTAATGAATACAGCAACGCTTGCTACTGGTATCCCGTTTGCTGTTTTGGGTAAGCCTTTTGGGTATTGGCTCGATGTAGCTCAAGGTAAGAAGGACGCACCAGACAGTATTTATGATGCTACTCGCGGAACTATTACAGGAAAACATGCACCTGAAGATGATAAGTAATGATGTGGCGTGATCTGTTGTTATTTTCCGTTATTTAACAATAATTTGCCTAAAAATTATAGTTGACTCTGTAATTTTGATAGTTCAATATCTAATCAAATTATGGAGCTTTTAACATGAGTTATCTGGTAACTAAAAACTTGGGCAATGGCTTTTATTTAGGTAAAGGCAATGCTATGCAAGTAGGTAAAGAATTTGTTGTTTTTAAAAGTGATACAGAAATGTTTATAGGCGTAGAGTCGTACAAATATGATGAAGCAAGCAACAAATTGCTTTGGGAAGGGATAGAGGATTTAGGGATGACAGTTGTTGGATTCGCGGCTACTGAAGATGATGCGTTGGATTTAGCATTTTGATAAGTGTCTGTTGACACTGCACGACCTGTAACCATCCTATTATTTGTAAGGTTACCTAAAATTGGCTGTAGAGAATACGGCCTTTTTATTGGTGAGTTTATGACTGTTTCTGTTACTGAACGGCTTAGTCCTTTGTACGAAGGTAATGGGACTAATACACGTTTTGATTTTACCTTTCGCGTTTTTAATCAGGGAGGATGCTACGGGTGTTTCTGTAAAGCATCAAGTAGGGGCCGATTTCGAAAATGTTGATGAAAGTCTTTATACGGTAACGCTTAATGAAGATAACTTGGGCGGTTATATTACTTTTTTAAATGCACCAGTTGTAGGATTTCAATTTTATATTGCAGGTGAAACCCCTGTTGATCAGGCGTTAGATATAACTAACTATGATAACTTCTATCCGGATGCTATCGAACATTCCTTGGATAAGTTAACTTCTATATTACAAGAATGGGCGCACTCATTAGGACTTGAGAAGCTGTCTCGAGATAAAGCACTTGAAATATTAAACCTTGCTTTGCAGGATCAAATTAGAGAGCAAGGATTGGCATTAGACCAAATTGATGCATTTGCTCAAGACCTCGCAAATCGGTTGCAAAATATTGTAATAGAAAGAGGGTGGCTTGCTGAGCTTGTAGCAGATGGCATTGAAAACCAAAAGCAGATCAATGATAAAACCACGCAAAATGTACCTGATATCCAAACTTTGAAAGTGCTTATTGTCCGTAGAAACGGTCAAAGAGTTCTAGTTAACAATAGATATGTTTATGAATATAAATCAGAAGCTGTAAATGCCATTGATGATATTTATTCTATTTTACCTTCAAATGGAGTGGGGCGTTGGATATTGCAAAAACCAGTAAACCTTTTTGCATCTGACTTCTGTTTAACTTCAGTTCAGTCTGAGTTGAGTCAATCTATAAAACTACAAAAGGTTAATGATTTATCAGTTAGCTTTAATGTCCCCTTTATTGTAGATGATGAATTTATGGTTGCTCCTGTTGAGTCCGACCACAACATTTGCTTTTACGTTCGAAGCAATAACGACATTACTTTTACACCAAGGGGCAACTTTAAAATCATACCAAATGATTTTACAACCTATTCAATTCTACATATCGAAAACATTGAGAACTATAAAGTTTTGTTCCCGCAAATTACGGGTGATAGAGATCAACATCTTGGTACGCAGGGTGAATGGGGATATGGTATTGCTAACTATCAATCTAAGAAGGGTTATATTTATCGGCCAAAAGTTGTTAATACTTGGGGAGATGGGATATATGTCGGCCGTCGCTGGGGATTGATAACCGATGATACTCCAACAGATATTACAATCTCAGAACCAACCGTATTAAATGCGGGACGAAATGGCATCTCACTTAGTGCAGGCACGAGAGTAAACATTTTGATGCCTTATGTTTTCGGTGTGAAGGGTAAAGCACCTGAAGCAGGCATAGAGATTGAGCCAGAAGCCGCTGCGGGATTGCCTAAATCGCATTTGAAAGACTGTATTATTTCCTCGCCAACTATCGAAAATTGCAAAATTGGCTTGGTTGGATATTTTTTCCTAATGATTCTACATATGAAATAGAAATTTCAGGTGTCACAACAATTAAGAGTTGTGAGCAGCCATTAGTGCTTTGCGCGGGTGGCGCGAATAACCAAGGCTATATCGATATCAATAAGTTGGTTTTGTCAGACTTAAAAGGTAATACCCTTTTGCAAAATGCATGGCACAGAAGCGGGGGGTTCCGGTGCACAGTTAAAGAGTTAGTTACTGATAAATCTTTACCAATTGTTCTAACAATGAACGGGGCCTTTAGTACAGGTAAGCTCGGTCATTTTGATGTTCGAAAGATTATTAATAATGATCCGGTAGGAAAAATTGGCTATTACGTGCCTACATCAGTCCAAAACTATGAAGACAATTCAACATATATGTTTGAAGACCCTAATCGTGCATATTTGGATTTTGACTTTACTACGCATTTTTTTGGTAAAGATTTTCTTTCAAACATCGTTACCTTACATACTGGGTGGACCGCTTCTTCAAGAAATATGTCAAACATTATTTGGCAAGACCCTTCGATCGATACCACTGGTAATTCTGCAATTTATATCGCTACAAACAATGATTATCGCCGATTGAAAATCGGACTTGCAAATACGACGACAATCGTAGGTCAGGGGTGTAACATTTCAGGTTTACATATCCGCAAAGTAGATGGGTCATATTATAGTGAGGCACACTCGCAGAGTATTGGCGCATGGATAGATTTTCAAAATAATTTAAACGGCAATACAGAGGTATTTGGCTCCTACGGGACTTGGGTGTTTAGCTAAAAAGAAAGCCCCGATTAATTCGGGGCTTTTTACTGTCAACAGATTTCGATACTTATAAAACGCCAATACCTAAAATAATGAAAACATTAAACGGTGGCAAAAATGAACGACCCATTAACTATTAAATCTTTACCTTGGGTAATTAAAATCTGGGCGGCGGTAATGGGCGGCATTTTTGCTCTCATGCTTAGCGGTGATATTGATACCGACGGAAAAATTAAAATCAATTTAAGTGTAATTCTTAAATTATCAATCAGTATCACAATTAGTTTATATGGTGGTTCTGCATTCATTGAATATCAAGATTTAGGCAACCTTCACCCGATGACACACGGTTTCATCATGTTGATTTTTGCAGTTTTCGGAATGCTTTTAATTGGTATCTGGTATCAAGCGATTAGGTTGTGGAAAGGCAAAACAATCAGCGAACTAATCACTGAAATTAAAGATTCATTCAAAGCATTGTTTAGGTAGGAGAGTGCAAATGTCGGTAGATCATGCAGAGCAGGTTGCGCAAGCATATTCATGGCTTCGCGCGATGTCTGGCGGTAAGTTAACTCAAGATCAGGTAAACGCGGGCGATTCTATTATTGCAATGAATGGCCTTAAAACTTTCGCTCAAGTTATCGGGTACAAGTTAGAAGATACTGTTACTGGGTTCCGTGATATATCAGAAAACGGGTATAAACTCATTAAATCTTTTGAGGGATTTGAGCCAAAGGCGTATCAAGATACAGGCGGTGTTTGGACGATCGGATATGGCACCATTAAATACCCTAATGGTATGCGTGTTAAAAAGGCGATATGTGCACAATGGCTGAAGCTGAAGCGTGGTTGAAAAACGATTGCGCTTGGGTTGATGCTTGTTTAGATAAGTATCTGAAATTTCAACCTACCCAAAACCAGTTTGATGCATTGGCTTCTTTTGTTTATAACGTGGGAGAAACAGCATTTTCTAAAAGCACTATGTTGAAATCACTTAATGCGGGCGATTTCACAGGCGCGGCCAATCAATTTGACAGATGGGTTTATGACAACGGCAAATTGGTAAAAGGTTTGGTAAACCGTCGTGCGGCAGAGAAAAAGTTATTTCTGTCATGAAAGTATTTCATTGCAAGCGAACTAAGTTTGCACTTCTTTTAAGTGTATTGTGCATTCTGTTTTCAGGATGCACAGCGCATTCAATCAATAACAATATTCAAGTATCATTATGCGTAAAGGCACTTTGAGTTTTTAAAATGGCGCAAGTAATGATTATGGTTATGGAGGCGGGCAAGGCAGAGCATACTTGCAACTTGCTTGCCGACATAAACAAAAATGGTGAGGTAACCAAGCTCTATGATTATAACGGCAATGAATTAAAAATTAACTTTTTGCAGGGCCAAGTCTATTACAACAAAACTTGGTGGCAGTTTACTAAGAAGCAAGACATCTAAAATAAAGCCCCTATTTAGGGGCTTCTTATTATGCAGCGTTTAGCATTTTTGCAATTTCCGATGCAGTCGGATTGTAATAGGTATTAACCAATACACTAATAGTTTTGTGTCCTGTGATTTTGGCAAGAATCTCAACAGGCAAACGATAGTCATGAACAAAGCGCGTGATTGCCTCATGTCTTGAATCGTGAAAGGTAATCACTCCATCTAAACCAACACGGCGTAAATTACGCTGCCAAATAAGCCTAAATGCATTAGATGTGAGCGGTACCATACGATTATCGTTTGGATCGTCTGGCAACCAAGAAAGCATTTCTTTTGCTTTGGCTGTTAGAGGGACGTCACGAGATGAGCCGTTTTTGGTGTCTAGTAGTCTGATAAAGTCGGTAAAGATTAGTGACTTTTGTACGCTTAGAATTTCACCTTTACGCATTGCTGTCTCAAGGGCGAATAGAAAAGACCACGCGACACGGTGTCTCGGCTGTGTTGGTGTTTTACCCCATTCATAATCCAAGCCTTTAATTACCTTATTAATATGGTCATCGCTAATACGTTGGTGTCTTGGCGGCGGCGCGGAAGGTTTTGTAATTTCTTTAAAAGGGTTTTCTTTAGTTAAAAATAGTTCTTTGCGCGCATAATCAAAAACTGAACTGTACATTGCCATTTCTCTAATGACAGTTGCGCCTTTAACTTGATTCAATCTTTTATCGCGCCATTGTTTAACTAAAGCAGGGGTTAAATTGTGTATAGATTCATCCGCGAGTTCGCCCCAATTTTTCTTTAAACATTTGAGCATTTGCACAATTAAACGGGCGCTTTTCATTTTGCGGCCTTCATCCTGATAATACATATCAAAGAGAGCTTGAAAAGAAATATGGATTTTTTCAGGTTCTGAGGTTGGCTGTTCAGATTGCAATTCTAATAGTTTTGTGGCGGCCCACTGTTCACATTCGCTAGCAGTGTCACGAGTGGCAGCATAGCGCTTGCCTTTAAAACGAACTTCAATACGCCAAGCGTTGCCGCGACGGGTCGGTTTCTGCATTTTTAACACTCCAAATTTCATGGTGGCGCACTGCCGTCAAAAATTGAAGATGTACAAATGACACCCACTTTTCTGGCGGCGGCACGGAAATATAAAGCGTTTTTTAATGTGAAATATGGATATTTTGAATACCCATAGCTGACCTATCGACAATAAAAAACAAGCCGAAAAGTTACTAGAACCTTTCAGCTTATTGATTTTTAACAATAAATTTTGGAGCGGGAAACGAGACTCGAACTCGCGACCCCAACCTTGGCAAGGTTATGCTCTACCAACTGAGCTATTCCCGCAATGTGAGCACATTATAGAGTGTTTCATTAAACTGTCAACACTCTTGTGATCTAATTGAACGTTTAATCAGCACGGCGCCAAACTGTACCTTGACGCGTGTCTTCAAGAACTACACCTTGATCGAGTAAAGACTGACGAATAGCATCTGCTTTCGCAAAGTCTTTTGCTTTTTTCGCATCAACACGTTGTTGAATGAAATCTTCAATTTCAGCATCAGACAAAGCAAGCGCTTCTTGTCCAATATCTGATTTTAAGAAATCATCTACATTGTGTTGTACCAAACCTAAAATATTGGTGAGGTGACGTAATGTCGAATAAAGCACAGTCGCTTGGTCAGCTTGCTCTTCTTTTACAGCACGGTTTAACTCTTTGTTGAGTTCAAACAATACAGCCATTGCTTCAGCCGTATTGAAATCATCACACATTGCATTGTTAAAACGTTCAATAAAGCTTTGATCAAGCGTTTCAGTTGTCGTTTGACCATATATTTGTTGATAAGCTTTAAATGAATGATAGAAGCGAGTTAAAGAAGTTTTTGCTTCTTTGAGTGCCACATCAGAGAAGTTCACAGGGCTACGATAGTGTGAAGACACAATAAAATAGCGGATCACTTCAGGGTGGAACTTCTCCATCACGTCACGAATCGTAAAGAAGTTGCCTAAAGACTTAGACATCTTTTCGCCATCAACGTTAATAAAGCCAACATGCATCCAGTAATTTACATACTGCTCACCAGTTGAGGCTTCACTTTGCGCAATTTCATTTTCATGGTGTGGGAACATTAAATCTGAACCACCACCATGAATGTCAAAGTGGTTGCCTAGGCAGCAAGTTGACATTGCAGAACATTCAATGTGCCAACCCGGACGGCCATTACCCCAAGGGGACGCCCAAGACGGTTCATTTTCTTTTGCATGTTTCCAAAGCACAAAGTCAAAAGGATGTTTCTTTTCAACTTCAACATCAACACGCTCACTCGCGCCAGCTTGCATGTCATCAAGCTTACGGCCAGAGAGACGACCGTATTTTTCAAATTTGGTGACTTCAAAATAAACATCGCCGTTTGAAGCAGGGTAAGCAGCACCTTTATTGACCAGATTGCCAATCATGTTTTGCATCTGGTCGATATATTCAGTCGCTTTAGGTGCTTCATCTGGTGCCAAACAGCCTAAGTTCGCTGCATCTTCATTCATGGCATCGATGAAACGCGTGGTGAGCTGTTGAATCGTTTCACCATTCTCATTCGCACGTTTGATGATTTTGTCATCAATATCGGTAATGTTGCGAATGTAGCGAACTTTCCAGCCTTGACTACGCAAGAAACGGATAATGTAGTCAAATGCAACCATAACTCGAGCATGCCCGATATGACAGTAGTCGTAAACGGTCATACCGCAGACGTACAT